GCGCGAGCGATTATTTCACTAAAGTTTCGGATGAAGAACACGCGGCGTTGTTGTCGGAAATTCGCACAGATAGTGGTCTAACAGCAAATGAGGTTGAAACCCTTGCGACTGCAGATTATGGTGAGACGCCGACGGAGGTGGTTTTACCGGAAACTGAAACAATTAACAATCGTATGTCTGCACAAGATATGCTTGCTAATCTCGATAGCGCACTTCAAGACGGCCCTATTGATGTAATGCGTTTTTCTGAGCCGCCGACAACAGCTGAAATCGATCAATTGATCACCGCCGGGCGCAAATATGAAGACGCTCAAATCGATAGCCTGTTCGGGGCGGATGCGGAGCGTGTAAAAAAACTCGCGCGCGGCCCAAATGCGGGGAAGGTCGATGATGTTATTTTCGAAAAGTTTGGCTCTTACAACGTGCCTGAAGCTAAAGAAGCTCAGCGTATTTTGTTCGGTATTGATGATGCTCCAATCATCAATATTGAAAGTCTACGTGATCTCAGAGACCGACTTTCAAATCTTGAATTTGCTGTCGAAGACGCAGCAAACGGAAACGATGGCGACCTTGTTCGCGAGCTTGCTTGGGTTGCTCCTAGACTTCCCGATATTGCAGTTGAGGAAACAATACATTCTCAAGATGCTCGTATTGCAATTTTGGCATTGTCACGTGCTTTTAATGATATGCAACGTTTAGGCGTTGATCCTGAACCAATTTTTCGTAAGACAGTCGAATATACAAGTCAGCGTGTTGGAGGTGATGCAGCTGACGCGACAATACTACTTGAGCGTTTGTCTCAATTTTCAAAAGCTGTTTTTGGTGATATGACACCAAAAACAGGTCTTCTTCAACTTGAAGGAAAACTTGAAGCTGTTGAGCCGGAACAAATTATATCGTCGTTTAAACAAACTCTTATTAACGAGTTTCAAGACGGTCAAACTGAGTGGCAGCGTGCCCTTTGGCTCGGGCCGTTGTTTAAAGAGCCGCAGGCAGCGATGCTTGACGCATCGAGTTTTAGAAAGTATTCTAAGGCTATTCAGGAGCAACAGGCGCGTCTTGCTAAAGGAGTATTTACTGCAGCGGAACGTGAGATAAAAAGGCGGGAGTCAAAACTTTGGAAAGAGAACCTTAAAATTGAAATTGATAATGCAGAAGAGACGCTTGCACGCCGTCCTGATTTTGCGGCCGATCGTTTCCTCATGCGTGAAGATGCTCAATTTAAACTCAGTCGGGAAGAGGTGAACGAAATCGGTCTTTCGGTTCTTGATGTTGCCGATCTTGCAGATAAACTGCCACCTAAATATTTCACAATAATGCGGGAGTCAATGCCTGCCGCGGATATTGCAGAACTTGCTGGACATTCATCCGATGTAGCCATGCTGCGTGAATTGCTTACGCTCGCAGAGTCTCGTCGAGAAAATAAACTTTCACGGCAGCAACAGTTTGAACGAGCTGTTCAGGAGGAGGCGGCCCGTGTCATGGAAGAAAAGTATGGCCGCCTCGATGATCGAGTTATGGCTGAGGCACTTGATGCGGTGGTTTCGGTCAAGCAGTTGGAAGTTATGCTTGATGAAGTCAAAGCTCTTGGGGGCGACCGCGGCGTTTCGGTCGAAGATGTGCAAGCACTGATCGATGAAAAGTTTGGTGAGTTGCGGCTCGATCAAGCGCTCGATACAAATGGTTTTATGCGGCTGGTTCAGAAATATGGGGAGCAGGCGCATCGAGCCTTGCTAAGTGAAGTCGCAGGCGGCACCGCTAAAAATCCCTACCCGGTTCAGGCTTTTTTGGCGCGTCAGCGGCAAATGATAAATTTGGGGCTGATGCAAGCGTCGCGGCGGTTTGCGCGCGAGCACGCTAAGACAATGAAGGAGGTAAAGCGTTTTAGTGAAAATGTTAAAGTTGATAATGTTGATCAGGCATTTACTGATCAAATTCATAATTTATTGTTCCAGGTAAAGCAGCGTGTTCCGCGGTCTCTTGCCCATTTGCAAGAGGCGCTCGGGGGTGTGTCACTTCGCCAGTTCGTTGATGAACAATCAAAGAACTTTGTGGAGATTGCGACTAACCCGACTGTAGATACACTTGTTCCGCTCGGACTGTTTGATCTGGGCGAGTTTTCTGCTGCTCGTTTCCGGGACTTTTCGGAAACATTGCAAAGCTTGATCTATCACGGGCGCCGCGCGAAACAGTTGGAAACAGATACAAACAAAGCAATGCTTGAATACACGCTTCGTGATCTTACTTCAAGCTTTGATCAGATGCCTGGAGATTGGACTCCTAAAAATCCAGACTCAATCCTACGGCAGATATCTGCCGGGTTGTTGAAGACAGAGACTTATTTCGACTGGATCGATCAGAAAAATCCACATGGAGTGTTGAATACATATGTGATCCGCCCCCTAAATAAAGCGGAATTTCGCTTTTTGGATATGACTGCAAAAGTCGCCAAGTCATTTCAGAAAGTGCCAAAACTAAAGCGTAAAGCGACGGCGCCACTGGAAAATGACGTGTTGCTCGATCCAGCAACTGGTAAGCCAATGGCGCTTACAGAAGATCATCTGCGAGGTTTAATCCTCAATCGAGGAAATAATTCCAATTGGCAAAAAGTGCTGAAAGGAATGGGTTGGGATGAAGTTGACGCACAAGCCTTTATTAATCGCCATGCGACAGCAGAGCACGCGGCCTGGGCTAATGCTATGTTTGAGGCTGTTGATATTTGGCCGGAACTTCGAGAAACAGTGCGCGAAGCGACAGGTGTCGCGCCCGAAGAAATTCAAGCCACTCCTTTTAAGATAAAGGGTGAAAAAGTTAATGGTGGATATTATCCCCTGATCCAGGATTTTCTTCGCACAAAAGCTCGAATGGAAATAGACCCGACGGGGCGCTCGTTTAATGAAATGCTGCGCACACCGAATGCGTTTAAGAACCGGACGGGCGCGGTCTATCCTGTAGACTTGACTACAACAAAACTTCCGGCAGTGTTGCAAGACACTATTCGCGGAATTGCTATGCACATTCCCCTGAGGGAAGCGTCGAAAGTGCTGACTTCAGATGCGTTCAAAAAAGGAATGATCGCAAAACTTGGTCCAGAATTTTATACAAAAATCCGCCCCTGGCTGGAAGGTATTCGCCGCAATGGTAGTATCTCTGATTGGGAAGGGATGGAGCGTATCGAAAACTGGCTTGACACGGCGCGTGGGAATATTGTCACACTACAAACAGGTGTGCGTCTTAGCACTGCGATGATACATGGTGGCTCAGCGCTAAGTAACTCAATTGGTGAAATCGGTAAAGGTAATCTTGCTAAAGGCTCGGTGGAGTTTCTCAGGGCGTTTAATGAAATGTTCCGCGCAGATGCTGCAACGGGTAAAAAGTGGCGTGACTTTGTGTGGGAAAACTCAGGCGAAATTCGGAATCGCCGGCATACAATTGAGCGTGATCTTCAGGTTCACCTGCGTTCGGCGCTCGGTGAGTCAAAGATTAAAGCACAATGGCGGGCTTGGAGTGGATTTCTTATCACGCAGCTGGATCAGCTGTCTGCAGAGCCGACATGGCTGGCGGTTTATCGGCAGCAACTCGGAGAACATGGCGACCATGAATTAGCTGTTGATATGGCTGATAAATCTGTGCGACAAGCCCATGGTTCTAATTCTGTGACTAACCTGGCGCCGATTCAGAACGGTGGGAGTTTTGCCAAGCTCTTAACAATGTTTATGGGTTACTTTAATCACGCGCTTAACCGAGAATTTGACATTGCCTGGGAGGGACGTAAGGCAATTAGTGAAAAAGACTGGATGCACGCAGGACTACAAGGCGGGCGCGCGATTGCGTATTTGCTGGTTCCTGCGTTGGTTCATGAAGCTGTGCGCGGGGAACGCAAAGAGGAAGAGGGACTCGGTGAGTTTTTTGGTAAAGCTGTGTTGGGTCAGGTGGCGGCTGGTCTTCCGATTGTCCGCGATATTTGGCATCAGACTGTGACTGGGCGCACTGCGGAAATATCACCGTTGGTGGAAGCGTTTCACGCGGCGGCCGCGAATAAAAAAGATATCGCGGCGTTGTTTGAAGGAACACTTGATGATCGGCGGTGGGTGGAGAACACACTTAACACGATGACGGTGCTTTCGGGATATAGCTCGCGGAGCATCAACTCGCTTACGCAAGAACTGTGGGATAGTGCTAGCGGCAATGCGCGATCGTATGACGATCGTGATTGGTGGCGACTAGTGCTAGAAGGTAAAAGCAAGCCGAAGACTCGGTAAGACGATTGGAAATTCCAATCATAAGATAGGACACTCCCTATGACGATCTCGACGACTTCCAGCAAAATTACCTATCAGGGCACGGGCGGAGTTGTTCCGTATCCTTTCCCCTTCCTGGTTTTTGACAAAACACAATTGCAAGTGAGTATTTATGACAGCGTAACTAACTCAACAACGGTGCTCGGCCAAGAGGCGTTTACTGCGTCCGGGATCGGAAACTCTTCTGGCGGCACTGTTAATTATAGTAGCTCTGTCCCGAACACTTCATATCTCACAATCGAGCGTGTGATCCCGGTTGTGCAAACAGTCAATTTAACAAATCAAGATGGGTTTTATCCGGAGATAATTGAGCGCGCCCTCGATGTGCTCACAATGATTGCTCAGCAGTTGGATACACTCGGCGACCGAGCGATTCGCGTGCCTGTTTCAGATTTGACTATGCCCACAGATTTACCGGGGGCGGCAAATCGCGCAAATAAGCTTTTTGGTTTTGACGCCTCTGGCAACCCTATTGCAACGGTTGTTCAGGAAGGCGATTTCATCTCCTCAACAATGCTGAGTGTGGTTGCGGCGGCGACAATTTCAGCAGCGCAGAGTGCTCTTGGGCTTGGCGCAATCGGATATTTGTTGACGGGGGCAGCGGGCACCACTGCCATGACCGCAAATCCTTCTGGGATAATTCCCGCTTTTGCGCTTCAGTCAAACACTTTCTATTGGTTGACGCCTGCGAATACTATCCAGGGCACGACGACACTTAGTGTTGGCGGCACGGGGGCGCGTCCGCTTCGCACAATGAGTATCTCGGGTATTGTAGAGTGTCGGGGCGGGGAGGCTGTGCGAGGTGTTCCGACGCTGTTATATTATGACGGAACACAGTATGTTATTATCAATCCACTTGTGAATGCAGTTGCCAATTATCTTAATTTTGCTTCCGGCAACACAACAGATCTGGGACTTGCTGGTAGTTTTGCTGTTAATGTCACGGGCACCAGCACAATTACTTCCTTCGGTAGCTCTGCTACCGTTGGTGATGTATTTTTCCTACGCTTTCAAGCGCGTCTACAAATCACATATAATGCAACTTCGATGCAGTTGCCTGGGCTTGTTAACATCACTACAAGCCCTGACGATACTTGTAAAGCAGTGTATCTTGGTTCTGGTAATTGGCGAGTTGTTGACTATGTTCGCCGACGATATGCTGTGGCCACAAATTCGCAGATTGGCACCACATATTCATTCACTGATGCTGACAACGGGAACCTTGTAACTTTTTCAAACACGGGCGCAATCACAGCGACATTGCCTGCAACGCTGCCCGGCAGTTTTTCATGTTGGGTGCGTAATGGGGGTGCGGGGACTGTTACACTCGTGCAAACAGCGGGCACCGTTAATGGGCAGGCTAGTGTGTTATTGCCGCCTGGAGGCGCCGGCACACTCGTCTTTGACGGTGTAAATACCACTTTCGTATGGGGTGGCGGGCGCGTGCTGTTGCGAAGTATAAGTGCCGGAGGTGTTTCTGCGTATAGTGATACAACGAGTCTTCCACGGGGATTTAATGACTATTTACTGGTCTTAAAAGATTTTGTTCCAGTGGATAATAACGTATCACTATTGCTTGAAGTATTTTCGGGTTCGTTTCAAACATCAAACTATATGTATGTCGGAAACGTAGCAAATGCCGCGGGCGGAGCAATTTACTCAAGTAATTCGGGCTCTGCCATATTGCTAATCGGCAATGGTGATATTCTGAATACCGGACTCGGGGTGATGGGTTGTGTTCAGATTATTCAACCTTCAACTCGATTCCAGATTACGGGAAATTTGGGATATGAGCGAACCGGCAACCTTTGGAATTTAAATACTGTTACTGGGGGGTGGAAAGGTGTGAGTGCGGTTACAGGCTTCCGGCTGCGGTTCTCAACCGGGAATATCGCAGCAAATAGCCTCCTTCAAGTCTATGGAGAGGTGTGATGCAATTAAGCAATGCTAGCAAAAAGCGCCTTGAGCAAGCGCACCCGGATTTGCAAAAGGTTGTATTGCGAGCGGTAAAACTCGCCACGGCTGCCGATATGGATTTCGGTGTGTTAGAAACACTACGAACCGTTGCTCGGCAAAAAGAGCTTGTCCGAAAGGGCGCGTCGAAAACGATGAAGTCTCGGCACTTGGCGGGGCCGGACGGGAAGTCGCGCGCCGTTGATCTCGGAGTATTTGTGGGCGGCAGTGTTCGATGGGATTGGCCCCTTTATCATCAGCTTGCTAAGATCGTAAAACAGGCGGCGATCGATGTGGGTGTGCCGATTGAGTGGGGCGGTGACTGGAAAACATTCAAAGATGGACCACATTGGCAACTGCCTTGGAGCAAATACCCATGATGAAAGATACTCTACTTGTGCTCGGTGGGTTCGTGATTATGCTGATCGGCGCGTGGTTAATGCGGGGAGGATGATATGATAAAAGCTATGATGATTTGTCTAACCCTCGTATTGCTTGAGGGGTGTGGGCCTCATCGACAACATTGGGAAATGATCAGGTATGACGACGCTGGTCATGCCTGGAAAATCAATCCGCGCCCGGCGGCTCCGGGTCAATAGGAGAGTGAACATGTTGAATTGGAAAACCCTTATTCCTGGCGTTCTAGCAACCCTGCCAATCGCATGGGCTTGTTACACTGAGCGCCGCCTCCCGACCCATGAAGAGCTTGCAATCATCACCGCCTCTCTCGGCATCGGGTCAATGGCCAAGGATTATGATGTAACCGGCGGCACTCGGCGGTGATCAGCACAATCCTTTCAATCGTTGGCGGGCTCTTGCAGCTCGCCAACAAATTCATGTCTTGGTTTCGCGACGAGAAATTAGTAGAAACCGGGCGAGACCTTGAACGGGGCGCGGCGGCCGTAGAGCGGCTTAAAGCGGAGACAGAAGCAAATGCTGTGCGTAATGCTGTTCGGGCTAATCTCGCTCGGGATTCCAAGCGACGAATGCAAGACGATGAGTTTACCCGCGACGACTAGTGCGTCGTTTTGTGGCGCGGCGGTTCCGATTATGTGGGGCCGCCGCGACACTGAAAAAACAGTTGTCCAGGTAAAAGAGCACAATGCTATCGGCAAGCGACTTTGTGGGTGGGGGAGGCAATAATGCCTGACGGTTCTGAAACTTGCGGAAAGATACTCGAACAGATCGATCACCTTGAGTCCTCAATTAATGACTTGAATGTGGAGATAACTGCATTACGGACTCAAGTTCATGCGCTTGAAATGGAGCGCGAGCGCGCAAAGGGAATGCTAAGTGTGATTGGCTCAATCACCCTGGCTGTTCTTTCCGCGATCGGCTATATCGTGATCAATGGCTTTCCACAGGTTGTGAAAGACATTGTTAAGTAAGCTTGTCGAGTGGGATAACAGCCTGTTGTCCTTCATGGACAACAGGCTTTATCATCCGAGAATGGATCATTAGCTCATACATTTTCATCACACTGTGTGACGGTGTGCGTTGGCGGAGAAATGCAATTAGCGAAGCCTGAGGCACAGGCATATTCTTTTTCATGTAGAGTTTATAAACGAAGTGCCAAGCCTCATTGTGAATGTCAGAGTCGCCCCCGGAAGTCATCGCGAGGAAAATTTCCGGCATGAATGTCTCCGCTTCAAGGAGCAAACTCAATGCGGTTTGGAAGTCGTCCAGTGTAATGATTAACTCTTTGCGCGTTGCGGCCGCTACAACCATGCAGAGTTTTAACAGATGTGATGTTCGGCGCGATAGGTAATGAAGTAATTTTGGGTGATCTGGAGCAGGAGGACCACCTGCCATATGCCAAGCATCAAGAGCAGCTGCCGCCGCTTCTTCGAAAGAATATTCTCCATAAAGATCGGTCATCGTGCGAAGTGCGTCACTCACCTTAACAAACTTGCTTCCGCTGAGTTTAGCATCCCCAAATACGCTGACAAGGTGAACGTCACCGGAATAAATGAACAACGTTCTAGAGGTGAAACCCTGATCCCACGCGCCGGGCGGAAGTTGACTGCTAAGCCAGCCAGGAGTGGTAGCGCCCAAAATATTAAGACAGGGGTTTTTTATCTCCAACGGAGTTTTACGTCCGCGTTTGCGTTCAATGTAAGTTTTACCATCATAAATATCTGTAAGAGCATTAATTAGCACAGCATCCCACGCGGGGATGAATGAGCCAAGCTCGTTGGATAACACACAAAGTGCGTTATATTCAATAACGGCACTTAACAAACCAAGCCGCACAATACGCCGCCTTGCCTCATCGAGCGCATCAAGCATGGACGCGCCCGAGACATTTGATGGGGCTTTGTGAAAATCTTCGATATCATTAGTAACATCGCTGACAATATTGGTCAAAATACTTTTACCAGCGCCCGGCGGTCCGACGAGCACGATATACATATTCGGGTAAAAGCGTCCAATGCGCGTAGTTATCCAAACGCGGCGCTCAAGAACGCTCGCGATTGCGGATATGCCTGCCCATTTACGCCATAGTGTTGGCGACGGTAAGCCGTCAGTATAATCAAGAAAATCGTCTAGCCAGCAAACTTGTTTTTGGTTGGCGCTGACGTTGACGCTCATCATGTCCCCCGTATTTCTTAAGGCCGTCCAGGTTATTTACAGAATAATTACTCCAATTCCAGCCGACTTTCGCCTCGCATGGAATGGAGAACTCTCTGCCCCGAATGGGTATTTTTATGTTCATTGCAGCAAGAACTTGCGGGAGGACTGTATCTTCATCTTTTTCAGGATACTGGATTAGTAGTGAGTCATGGACCTGGAGTAGTAACTGGCAGTTGTTAAGTCGCCATACAGCGAGCATTGCATGGTTGATATAATCTGCGGTAGAAGATTGACCAGTGAAGGCAATTGCTTCTCGCAGCGTTGACTCGTCATTGAGGCGCCCGGCGAAATGGCGCGGGCGTTCGAATAGATTTTCTAAGACTCCCTTTGATTGAAGTTGGGCGCGCACCCACTGATGGAAGTTGGGGATTGCCGGGAATGCTGTAAAGTATCGAGGCTGGAATGCCTCGATAATTTTTTTATCGATGCCTGTTGCCTGGGCGATACCGAACGGTTTACCATAGTAATTAGAACCGTGCCCGATCTGTTTGCAGCCATGACGAATGCTGTGCCCACGATGCAAGCTTGTGTTTTCAGCAAGGGCGCGATCCTCCTTAAGATTACCCGGCCAGGGTAAATCGGGATAGGACATTTTTGCGACAGTGGTGTGCAAGTCGCCACTTTCACAAGCGTCTAGGTATGTTGAGTCGTTGAAGACTTTCAATAACCAAGCACCAATGTTTCGGGAGTCGGCCTGCTCAAGGTCAATGTTTGCGAACTTCATTCCAGGATCGGCGACGAAAATTCGACGAAGGCGCTCTTCAATATTTTGAAGATTGCGACCGGTGCCAAAATCGGAAAAACTGGAAGAGAGTCTACCAGTGTTAGTGCCAGCAATGTTGAACGATGTTCGCACGCGCGAGTCGAAGTCGATACTGGTAGCTAGAAGCTCTAGCTTTTTACCAATATCCCGCATCGCGAGAATGTGTCGAACAAAAGGGGCAGCATGATAATAAAAGGCAAGTTTATTTAGCGCTGTTTCATCGACAGTCGGGCGCATTTCACCGTTGTTATTTTTCTTACGGATTTCCGGGATGCGCATAATTGAATAGAAAAGGCACTTTAACTGATCATTTGACCGCCACGATATTGGTCGCTCGAAGACACCCTCGACCAGAAGATTAAAGTTTTCTTCGAGGCGAATAAGATCAGTGCGATAAGCTGAGATTAGCTCATCGCGGTATTCCTGATCAATCAATACGCCGCGCATATTCATTTCGAGAATAGGCGCCATTAATGCGCGGCTGAGGTTGTAAACTGCGGAAGTTTTTTCGTCAAGTTGTTGAATAAGTTCCTCGAACACTTCGAGCGTTACGAAGCAGTCAAGGCCGTTATAGAGCCAAAGCCCCTCGGTTGGACAACCGAAGGACTCAGGCGTTAAGGTAGAAGTATCGACGATTTTCACGCAGGGTTTACCTTTGTGTGTTGGATGATTTTTTGAGTTTCATAAGAAAATGCCTGAGCGGCCACTGCCAGTTGAAAAAGAGTTCCGTTGTTGTTAAACAACGTAAAGCCGTCGGCGTAAAAGATCACGCCCATAACAGTAATATTTTCGTCAGCGGTTTGTAGAATTTCGATAAGTTTGTCTCGGTTAAGCATTGTTCACTCCTATCATTCGGATTTCATAGGGGGTTTTGTGTTTTAGGCAATATTCAATTGCCCGCTCCATTCCACCAGACATACCATAGTCCGTGTAGAATACTGTTATATCAGCGACGCGCCGCCAAGCGTCGCCAGCATCCAGACCTTGTAAACGCATATGGGGGATAGTATCGTCATAGACCTGGGTATAAAGAAGGTGAGTTACGAAAGGGTATTCGCCTTTCATGAGGGAATGAAGCATGGCGCGCCGCGCATATTCTTCGTTACGGGCGATGTCCCCGGCGTAGGGACTCTCGAGGATTATAAGTTTCATTTTTTCTTCCCTAGCGGGTTGATTGCAATCCTTGCTTTGTGAAGAGCGGCGTCATCAAAGGTGGTTGTGGATGTCCCCATAGCTAATCCTCCTTCTTCTGCGCTTTCTTTTGACCTCTTGGTTTATTCAATTTCCAAGCAGGTTCATCGGTATAGATACTGCCCAAGAAACCAAGACCTTTTTCAAACTCTGGCTGCAACGCATGATGCAGTAGCATTGTGTCATGATCGAAATTATTTACGGGGATTCTGTATTTTTTCCAGAGCCAGTGGACATCATAGAGTCCATTCTGGAATAATTTCGGTGTGTCCAAAGCAAGAAGCTTGCGAATGATTCGCCATGCTGCAACTTCATCGCAATTCGTGCTCCAGAAATTCCCATTGTTACGACCATCCCAGAAGGGGACGACAATACCGTAGTCAGCGCGGATAGCGAAACCGATGCAAGTAATGCGGCCCGCCGCTGTCTCGATATCCACTGACATACAGCGAGCTGTCCGAGCTTGCTCGTAGAAGGATTGTAAATCGGCAAGAGTTGGCTCCAAGATTAGTGTGCGGCGGGGGCGCCGAATTTCGGGGAACTCGCTCTGCCGTTTAGCTTTGAGCAAATCCATGACAACAATCGGACGCGCGGATGCGACCTTCAGAACATATGAAGGGTTAAATGTTGGAAGAAGTTTTATTCCTTCCGGGTATTGAGAATTGATAAGGGTTCCTCGATATTTTGAGATCGAAGATATTCCAGTAAAAGCCCAAAGCGCCGCTCCTCCGAGACACACTGCAACATTTGGTTTATAGTCTGCAAGCTCTCGGCGGACACGGAGAACTTCTTCAACATACTTGGCGTGAAGAAATTTACCAGGGGCAATTGGTGAGAGGTTGGAAGCTCCAAGGTCAGTCTTACTGACACAGAGATTTTTGATGTCATTAGTTGGCTCCGGTTTTAAATTGAAGACAGTTGTGATAAAGCACTCGGCACGCTCAATGCCAGCGTCTTCGAGAAGACTGTTTAGTTGATAGCCTGAGGCGCCCACGAAAGGCATTTGGGCGCGCGCTTCATGCTCGCCCCAGGCCTCACCGATAAGAGCAATCTTCATTTTACTGTCCGAAGTTGTGACGCGGTGCGGCAGACGAAAATATTTGAGTGGAATAGCTCGTAAAGTTGTTTTTCAATAACATAGAAGATACTCCCGTTTGCCTGGAAGATTAAGAAGACTTTCCCCTCCTCCCAAAGGGTGGGAGCAGACTCATACTTTACAGTGTCTCCGACGTTAATCATTCTTTTTTCCTTTCGCGAACTCGATTTGCGCGATCTTTGCGAACTCAGGATTTATCTCAAGGCCAAGAACTCTGGCAGCCCCGAGCTTATGCGCCGCTCGAATTGAAGCACCGCTTCCGCAGGTGGGGTCAAGCACAGCTGATGTGCTGTCCACAAACATTGAGAAGAAGTGTTCAAGCATAGTTTGGTTTTTCTCGCTCATGTGATTTCCCCGCACGATTGGGGCGGGGAAACAATTGGCAAGGTTCTTTGCAACTGGGCGATTGCCCCGATAAGCCATGAAGGCTGTTTCGTAAACGTAACGTGCCGAGTGTTCAATATTTGGGATAGTTCCCGCGTTGTCGGACTTGAACCAGATCAATGGAGTAGGGTCCACAATCCAACCTGCTTTGGTCAGGAACTCGAGGGTTTCGTGATAATAGTATTTCAGATTGAACCAAAACATTAAATGGGCGGACTCGGCGATGAAGCGGTCGCCATATTTATCAAGCACTGCGCAAAGTCTTCGATATGTCTCTGGAGAGTCTTCGTAGCCTCCGGTGATAGCTGCGCGTCCCTGAGGGAAACTGCTAGCTCCAATTCCATACGGGAAGTCACAGTGGATGAAATTGAAACATGGACCGTCATAAGATTCGGCCCATCTGACAAAATCTTCACAGATGATTTCTGTTGGTTCATGGTCGCCTCGGAGGTTAAGAAGGGCCGCAGACTCTGCGCGTTGTGCATTGCGCACTACGATGTTTTTTGCCGCACTGAAATTTGGAGCGGCAAGCACTCTAGTATTGCCCGCCGCGATCTCGCGCGCAACTTCAATATGGCGGGTTAATGATCCTGGATCAATACCGAGTGCTTCCGCTGTTTGGGCGCGCGTCCACTCAGGCTCGTTCGCTATACGCATCGAGTGATACTCATCGATGGCGCGCGTGCGATCTGCCCAAGGGATATCTACTCGCTTGATGTTCTCTTCAAGCTCGAGCGCATGAAGTATTGCTGGATCGATCTCGTCTGTAAAGTGGGCGAGGATTGTAGGCAGGCCAAGAAGCTTGTGGGCTTCAAGGCGACGCTCGCCCGCAATTAAAAGATTATTGCGAGTCACAACAATTGGGTGCATCAAGCCGAGGCGCCCGATTGACTCTGCCAGTTCGGGAATGCCGACAAGCTCGCGGCGCTGCCGGGAAGCACGATCGACAGTGATTGAAGAGATAGGGATTTGATGGACAGTGCCACTGGTCATATATAATCCTCTCAGTGGGGTGGGGGCCGAAGCCCCCACCGTTACTCGGCCTTCATCACCTTCGCGATGTTCGCATACATCACATCGCCGGACTTAGCGGGCGCGTGCGAGACAGAAACAAGGCACTGCTGGCCGGGCGCCGCAGCGATCCACTGCTCAAGGCTGTCGCCCTCGGGGAGACCGAGAGCTTCGACGTAGAACATCTTTGCCCGATACTTCGCGCGATCCCAACCCTCTACAGTGTCTTCACGGGGGATGAGCCAGATAGTGTGAAACATCACCTTGCCCGAAACGCCACCGAACTCAGCGAGACGTTCCTGATCAACGTCAGCCTCGGCTGAAAGAAGACGGACGCCGTGCGTGACGGTGCCCTTTTCTTCGTCGATCTTTGCGGGAGTGGCGTCGATCATGGCACGATAAGTGCCGACGGGCACAGGCTTCGGCGCCTCGATATCGGAGCCGCGAGCTTTCAGGATATCTTTGAAGCTGCTCATAATGAACCTTTCACGGTTTTGAAGAAGTCAGCAAGACCAGTTTCGATGGGTAACTCTTTCGCCATATTGAACGGCGCAGGGTTACGCAGGTTTATCATAGCTGTAGACACTGTTTTTACGACATATTTTTCTCCTGGGTTGACTTGGCACATAGCCAAGGATGAGAAATAAGAAGGCAGCACCGGGCTGAGCTTATTGCCCGGCGCATTCGGAACGCCTTCCTTTGTTCCGTCAGGCATATCGTTATATTGGATATGCGCTGTAACGATGACATTTGTAGCAAATGCCGGGTTAGAGATTAACCCGAACATTGACTCGATAGCGCGCTGCGCCTCGCCGACAAGGGCGCGCCCGTCAAACTTGCCATCTCGACCCCGAACGACAATTGTCTCAGCCCAATCGAGGGCCGCGTCGCCGAGACGGGTGAGAGAGTCAATTACGAGGATACAATCTGGCCCCCACTCGGCGGGCTTGCCGAGATCGACGCCGGGATATTTCCAGTGGTCCAGCATTTCAAGACCTTGGCGAAACGCTTTCGGACCACCGGGAATGACCGTGCCCACAGGGGTTGACTTTTTCAAGTCACGCAACGAACGAAACTCAATATTGTTGAGTTTGTCCGGGCAGTCACGCATGGCGAATGCTCGAAGGGACTGAAGCAGTCCATCGTAGTCGAGAATACGGAGCTTATATCCCGCCTTGACAAGACTGGTAAGTGCGCCAGTTTTGCCAGAGCCAGGGCGCCCGAGCAAGAGCATTTTGACCAGTGGTGTTTCAGTTTGTTCTGTGAAGGATGGCATTAGCGTGACTCCAGAGGATTCCATGGATCATGTTTGAACTCAGCTTGCAGGATTTTATCTCGAACAGAAGGATCACGAGAGCAAACAGACTGGAAAAGGCAACCGCCGAAGTTAGAGCAAGCCTTGTCATTCATTGGCCAGTGTTCCCGGTCAGCGCATCTCCAAGCAAAATCACGCCACATTTGGAAATCACCGAGCCATTCGTCAAGATTTGCTGTTGTGCGATAGGTAACACCCCGCTGAAAGCGAGTAAAGCCAACGGCGATTTGCGCGGCGTCGATGATAACGCCGCGCACTGGCGCAGAATAAACAATCTGCCCCGCCAGGGTATAGAGTGACATTTGATTGTGCGGTGAATATTGAGCAAAATAATGCTGCGTAATTGTTGATCCAGTAGTTTTTCTATCCATGACAAATACACCGTCCTGGAAGTTAACAAGCCGGTCAAGATGACCACAAAGCAGAATACCTTCGCCGATGTTAAACTTGAAAGATAGTTCAACCGCAGGTTTGCCGTTGGCAAGAATAACAGTTTTTGCCGCGTCGTCACGGAACTCATCAAGATACCAGACGATTGAGCGAATCAGCGTAAACCGCGTTTTTGAACTGTGCTCAGGCGCCCACGGCGCGCCCGTGTTGAGAATGCTAGCTCCATCCGGGCTCCGTTCATGGTTGTCCCAAGTGTCTCGGAGCGTTCGCTCGACAGCCCCAATAACAGCAGACTCATGATCGACGCCCTCAGCGCGCAGACGATCATAAAGTTCAAGCGCTGCGTGGTAGAGAATACCGAAACGAAGGTGGACAGACTCGCTGCGCCCGCGCCAACCCTGGACGAGCGTATAAAAATACTTCCGCGGACACTCTTTCATGAGTCCAAGTGAAGTGCTGTCCCACGCGAATTGTTTATGTGTGCCGGGGAGAAAAGGAGATTCGGTCATTTACTCCCCCTGAATTTCAAGAACAGAAAATTTAGTTATGGTATAATCATTAAAAGCATCTACCGCCTCCTTAATAATAAGTTCTTTAGCTTCTTCCTCGGAGGAAGCCTCAATAGTTTCCAGAACAGTTCCTTGAATTTCAAGGTAAACCGAAAATTCTTTAAGTTCTTCGGTCATTTACTCCCCCTTCTTTTTCAGACCCAAGCTAGAAAGATCAAGCACAGGTTTTGTGGTTTTCTTTGGGGCTTTCGCCGCTGTTTTGACACCCAAATCAAACTGTGCTCGCGCTTTGCGTATCTCGGCCACTAGGGCCGAGATGTCGTCACGAGTCAAGCCGAGAGGGTCTCGCGCCATAAGCTCGTTAATGTCGGTCATTCGTCGTCCTCGGACTCTTCTTCATCGTTGGACTCTTCTTCGTCGCCCTCGACAAAATCGACGTCGAGCATGTCCCACTCATCGAGATTTTCGAATTTCAGTTCTTCCTCGAACTTTTTGAGGGCCGCAGAACGGTCTTCAGCCTCCACCGTTTTAGTCACCGTTCCCTGGATTGTCCCAATTATCTCGAAGCTCGGCATGTTTCTTCTCCTCAAGTTTAATCATCTTATCTAGGGTGAGAGCGGCGGAAGTAGTTTCAATCGATAACAACCCGCCACCATTGTCGTTATCGATGTTAATGAAGCGCACGACGCGCCGCGCTGCGCTAAGAAGGGTTTCTTCGCTCATCGGCAAGTTTCTCAATATCGGTGATATACTTACGGACGATCTCGCGGAGCACCTGCGTTGGAGGTAACTCCGGATGAAGTTCAGTCAGGCGCGCTAAGTCGCCCTTGAACAGGTTCGCCGTTACTTTCTCCAGCGGGATTGGACTCTTGCGTCTTGCCATTTTTCACAATCCATAGAGAGGAAAAAGTGGGACGCAGGATAGACAGATTGTCTAGCTCTGCGTCCCCCGCCGACTTTCGCACAGAGTAAAGCGCCTGCATCAGCTTGTCTGGTGTCTGGGACTCAAGACAGATACCATGGGCTGAGTGCAGCGCGCGATACCAAAGCGCGAGAAGGTCGGCTTTCCGTTGTTCAGTAGACATACTGACGTTTGCCTCAGCGTTCCCGGCGATGCCGGTCTAGGCGGTCGAATCCGCTAATTCCGAGAACTACCCCGCGCGCTCCGGCGCGCCAACGGAAAAAGGCTGGTGGGCTTAGCCCACCAGTGTTATTACGCCGCCGACTTGGGCGGCAGCACAATACGCTCGGCCGCGATTGCCTGGCGCTGCTCGACGACGTTGCGCGCCGCGACGAGATACTTCGGGTCTTCGTCGATGAGGCGCTTGGCCAGCTCCTCGAGTGAGTCTTCGTCGTAGTCCTTGACGTCGCCGCCCTGGGCCTTGATCGAATCGCGGATGATCTTGCGAACGCTGCGAAGTGCCTCGGCCAGAACAGGATCACGAGGCGTCGCAGGACCGCGAGCGCGGACATTGAACTCGAAGGTTTTCTCGTATTCGTTCAGTTCAGCCTGCAGCGCGGCGAGAGCGTCAGCCGAAAGTGATTCTTCCTCGTCGAGCGATTCCTTGCCGAACACTTCCTTGATCTTCGCCTTGACGACGCG